AGAGGAAGAAACTGAGATTTTTTGTGCATAAAATAAGATTTTGCTGACACAACAACAACAGGTAAGACCAGTTGAGAGGCTGAGATATCAGTGTGCAGCCTAAAACGATTGCCAATAAATCAGAGTTGGCCGGTTGGATTGGTGTCAACCGTGGCACGCTCTACACATGGCTCAAGCTGCCAGGGTTTCCGACGCGGCCTGATGGCTCACACTCTCCGTATGAGATTGGCCGCTGGTCAGTTATGCGGGAGCTTACTGGCGACGATGACGACACAGAGATTGTCGATTCGGACGAGTTGCTGACGTGGAAAATTAAGCACGAGCGTGAGAAGTACCGCGAACGCAAGCTGAAAAACGACTCCACTGAGGCCAGCTTGATACCAGTCGGCCAAGTGGCAGAGAGGCACGCGGAGCTGGCACACCTGCTACGCACTGCAGTTGAGCAGCTACAACGTGAATACGGCAACGATGCGGCGGAGTTGATTACCGAATCATTGGATGAATTCGAACGGAGGCTTGTAGGTGACAGCAACGGCGATACAAACTCAGTCACTCAACCGGGAGTTGCTGCGGTTGACCCGCATGGCAAAGCCTCCACGGATGCGGACGATGCGTGAGTTTGCCGAAGCTGAGATTATCATACCTGATGGCCCGAAGCGAAATCGCCGATACCGTTGCGACAGTCAACCATACTCCGGATTGTTTTTCGACGCGGTTGATTCCGGGAAATTCAATCGCATATTTTCAACCGGGCCGGTGCAGAGTGGCAAGACTCTGACGGCATGGATTATCCCGATTTTGTATCACCTGTTTGAGGTGGGCGAAACGGTCATTGTTGGCGTGCCAACGGGCGACATCGTTAAGGACAAATGGCAGGTCGACCTGAAGCCGGTGATTGAGGCGAGTCGCTACCGAGATTTGTTGCCAAGCACAGGTGCGGGGAGTAAGTCGGCAACAACCAATTTGATCCAATTCCAAAACGGATCAGCACTGCGTTTTATGACCGGTGGTGGAAGCGACAAACAGCGGTCAGCATTTACGGCCCGCGTGCTCGCAGTCACAGAGGTTGACGGGTTTGACAAGTCATCAGAGACCAGCCGTGAGGCCGACCAGTTTACGCAGCTGGAGGCCCGGACACGGGCATTTGACGACCGCAAGCGGATTTACGGCGAGTGTACCGTATCCACTGAGCAGGGCCGGACATGGTTGGAGTACACGCGGGGAACAGCATCGAAAATTCTATTGAGTTGTCCGCACTGTCAGGGGTGGGTGTCGCCAGAGCGCGGTGACTTGGTCGGCTGGAAAGAGGCGGATACCGAGACACAGGCGAAAGAGCAGTCATATTTTCGCTGCCCGGAATGTCAACAGGGGTGGACTGAGGATCAACGCAAAGCTGCGAATATCAACTCGCGATTGATACACAAAGGCCAGGAATTGACCGAAGCAGGCGAGATTGTAGGCAACATTCCAGCCGGTTCAACGCTCGGTTTTCGTTGGTCGGCAGTCAATAACCTGCTCATCAAATCAGGATCCTATGGAGTGGATGAATGGAAGGCATCGCGTGCCGACGATGAGGACAACGCAGAAAAACAGATGAGGCAGTTTGTTTGGTGCTTGCCGTATGTGCCACCAGTCGAGGACGCCGTGGACCTCGTGTGGGATCGGATTGTGTCGCGACAGTGGACCACGCCAAAAAGCGTTCAACCAGACGACACCCATCATGTGACATGTGGGGTGGACGTCGGTAAACACACTTCGTGGTATTGCCTGATCGCGTGGAATGAGCTAGGCCGGGGCGTCGTGTTTGATTACGGCTCACTACATGTTCCATCGCGAGACTTAGGATTATCAGAGGGCGTCAAGGCGTGCTTGCGAAACTTCCGTGATGCGATCGAAGATGAGTTTGGCGGGCCGAATCTGCTATGGTGTGATGCCAGTTACGAGACAGAAACGGTCTACGAAATCGACCGCGAGTCACCGAAATGGTTTGAATCAGTGATGGGCATGGGCGAATCGCAGCGGTTGACTGGCAAGTACAACGCCAAGCGGAAACGGGACAAAGAAACGCCGTGGATCGGAACTGAGATGCACGGATCGTACCAGCCAGCCAAGCGGCTAACGCTTGCATCGGTCAATTCCGACTACTGGAAAACTGAAACCCACAAACTGCTGGTCACTCCAGTGGACTCCGAGCAGGGTCTATTTCTGTACCACGCGCCGAGCATTGAGCACAAAGACTTTGCCAAGCATATGACCGCTGAAAAGCGAGTTGAAGAGTATGATTCAAAAAACAAAAAGATGGTGACGCGATGGGAGCAAGTGCAGCGAAATAACCACTTGCTGGATGCCACGTATTACGCAGTGGCCGCTGAGTCAGCCCTGCATTCGCGGCGATGGCTGGCCGCGCCTAAGCCAAAGCAGACACAGACCGCAGCCCCTGAAATATCTCAACCATGGAGTCGATGGACACGATGACAAAAACAGCAACAAAACCGCAGAAACAAACCACAAATCCTAGGTTGGTGCTTCCGGTCGCCGAACCGACCGATGGCTATTTGCCTCGCCATGTTGATTTGCAGCTGAGCAAAGAGCAGGCAGAAATGTTGGTGCAAGTTCGCGAGGGATTGCGGGCGACAAATGCCAAGCTGACTGGCGGGCGGCCCGTGTTTTCGAATAACGATGTCGTTCGATGGCTGTTCGAGAATCTTAAAGAATACGTTGAATACGCTCCCGTATCGAACGTATAGAACGTATCGGGATTCCTTTCGCAGGTCACTCCGCAATACTGCGGACATGGCCCAAGATTTATCAACATTTGAACTTGCTCACGCAGCATATTTAGCAAACAGCGGCTACCGCACAGACGGCAGCCTTGCGTCTGCAAATGCGTTTATCCAGTCGTGTATCGCGTTGCTGGGGTTCCCAGAGCGGATCAAATCGAGTGGCAACCAAGAGCACCAAAACAATCACGGCCAAGTCCGCCAGATGTTGAATGATGCTCAGCGTTGGATCAACGCGAATGGCGTTGGAACAAGCGGTGGGTTCCGCCATTACTCCATGCAGAATTTCCGGGGGTAATCGTGAGCAAAGCAACTCAGCGGAAGCGGCAACATGCCAATCGGCCCATGTCACTGCAAGAGCAGTTTGGGGACATGCGGGCGGATTACTCAGCTGCCAAGCACAGCCAGTACCGACGCCAACGAACTGGCGTTGCGGCAATGGGATCAGGTGCGGACTATCACTACGCACGAGAGTCCGACTACCTGCGGCTGATTGAAAACGCTCGCGACATGGACCGCAACGACACTGTGTGCGGGCAGGCTGTTGACCGGGCCACAACCAACATTATTCAGGGTGGGATTCAGCCCGATCCAAGCACGGGCAATGCGGAGCTTGACAACTATCTGAAACGTCGCTGGAAGTCATGGGCGGAAGACGCAGACCAATGTGAAGTGTCTGGTGAAATGAGCTTCCACGAAATCGAGACTCTAGTCTGCCGTAACGAGAGTGTCGACGGTGACGTATTTGTTTTGCTGACTGACGAGGGGTCATTACAGATTGTCGAAGCACACAGATGTCGCACACCTCGCACGAAGCGGAATGTGGTGCATGGTGTCGAGTTGTCGTCGCGACGAAAGCCACTGACGTATTGGTTTACTGCGGATGACATCAGCCCGCTGCGAGCTGTCTCGCGTGTCGGCGACATGAAGATCATCAAGGCCCGGAACGAGAACAATGAGCGTCGGGTGCTGCATATCTACAACCGCAAGCGACCAACTCAGACTCGTGGCGTCACTGCATTCGCGCCGATATTCGAACCGCTGGCGATGTTTGAGGACATCAATTACGCCAAGATGATCCAGCAGCAAGTTGTCAGCTGTTTTGCGATCCTGCGTTACCAGGAATTTCCATCAGATAGCGGACCGGGCGGAACGGAAACCGGAACGAATTTTGACGGCTCGCCCAAGTCAATTGCGGGCTTGAACCCCGCTTTGGAGTTCGTCGCCGCACCAGGTGAGAAAATCGAAGGGTTCAGCCCAAATGTTCCGAACGCTGAGTTTTTCAATCATGTCCGATTGATGCTCACACTGATCGGAATCAATCTTGGGTTGCCGTTGATCCTCGTCACGATGGACGGCAGTGAGACAAATTTCAGCGGCTGGCGTGGTGCGATGGACCAGGCCAAGATGGGTTTTCGCAAGCGTCAAAAATCACTGATTGAAAAATTCCATCGGCCGGTTTACGAATGGAAAGTTCGCCAGTGGATTGAAGAAGCCCCGGACCTTGTTGGATTGCTCGACTCAACAGAAGTTGACGTGTTCTCGCACACCTGGAAAAAGCCGAGTTGGCCATACATTGAGCCACTTAAAGACGCTTCGGCATTTGCTCTAAAAGATGGGACCGCCCAGAACAGTTTGCAACGCCTTGTTGCTGATAATGGTGACGACTGGGACGAGTTGTATCCAGAGATCATCAACAACCGTCGAGACGCGATTCGCTACGCACTGCAGCAAGTCGCCGAAATCAAAAGCGAATTCGCTAACGCAGATATCCACTGGCGTGACCTGATGCCGCTGCAGTTGCCGAGCAGTGTTTCGGCGTCAATCGACATTGTCAAAGAAGGGGAGCCCAGTGCAACACCACAACTCACTTGATCTAACGCAATATGCAGGCGTATGGGCGATCGAGCCAACACGGTTTACGCAGTTGCTGTCGCATGTCCGCTCAATGGACATCAACGCACATATGGCCGCACTCGGATCGCGACGTATTGAAGATGTGCCCTACGAGATGTCGGGCGACATCGCCGTTGTTGACATCAACGGCACGATGACAAAAAAAGGCAGCTCACTGTCGGATGCAGGATCATCGGTCAAGTTGCGACAGGTGATTCGTTCGCTCGCACGCAATGAATCGGTTGCTGGGATCATGCTGCGACTCGATACGCCAGGTGGCTCTGTGTCAGGGATTGACGATCTTGGCCGGGAAGTCGCTGCTGCTCGACAGTACAAGCCAGTCTATGCGTTTGTTGAGGACTTAACAGCGTCGGCTGGCTATTGGGTGGCGTCTCAAGCCGACGCAATCTACGCCAGCAACAAGACGGCTGAGATTGGATCAATCGGCGTTTACATGGCAATCCATGACGTATCGCGGTGGGCGGAAAATCAAGGCGTGGACACAATCGTGATTCGAACATCGCCACTCAAAGGCGCGGGTGTTGAGGGGGAGCGAATCACCGACGAAGCCAAAGCGTATTGGCAAGAGTTGGTTGACGGCATCCAGTCGGAATTCAAAGCGGCGGTGAAAACTGGTCGCAAGATGACAGATGAGCAAATCAACAATGTGTCAACGGGCCGCGTTTGGATGGCAGAAGATGCCCGCCAACTCGGCTTGATTGATGGGATTCAAAGTTTTGATGCGACGCTTGAGCAGCTATCAGCGGCGGCTGCCGGTCGTTTATCCAATCGCCGCAACTCAGGAGGTAAGAGGATGTCCAAAGAAACGACAGCCGCATCATACGTTGAGATCATCGAAGCGTGCGATGGGCTGGAACCAAAAACGAATGCAGCTGATGCCAAGTTTATCTGTGACCAGATGGACGTCGAGGCAACTGCTGCACAAGCCACAAAGGCTTGGATGAGTGAGTTGAAAAAACGTGCCACGGATGCACAAGACACAGCCAAAGAGGCTGCGAAAAAGAACGCTGCAAAAGACGGCGTATCGCCAATCGAAGATGGCACACACAGCAACCGAAATGCGGATGGTGATGTTGCTGAGCAGTGGCAGTCAGCGATTGATGAGCAAGTTCGGGCTGGCAAATCTCGCAGCCAGGCAGTGCTTGCAGTCGCCAAGAAAAACCCATCTCTCCACCAGTCATACATTGACGCAGCCAACAACGGGGGCAAAGCATGAGCCAGTACACCGAAGCCAGCACAAAAGCATTTGAGGCAGCCGGGGCGTTGACGCAATACACTCGCGTCACACTCAATACATCCACTGGCAAGCTATTGGTCGCTGGCGCGACTGATACAGCTATTGGTGTGACTGAGCGTGCTGCGTTTGCTGATGGCGACTTTATTGCTGTCCGACTCACAACCGCTCAAGGGACATGCAAAGTGGTCGCCAACGCGGCAATCACAAAAGGCGATCCGGTTTACGCAGCTGCCGATGGCGAGATCGCGCCATCCGGGGCTGTGATGTTTGGATACGCAATGGAGGCGGCGACCGCCGATGGCGACATCATCGAAGTGTTGCCTGCCCAGTCTCTTGGATCGGATGCCAACTCAGCGGGTACGGTTGCTGCAACCGGATCAACGCAGGGAGACGCTGCGGCAATCACCACCCGAGTCACAGCAGTGACAGCTGGCGACGACACGAAAGGTGTCGTGCTGCCAACAGCTGTTCCAGGTGATCAGCGAGTCATCCTCAACAGCGGTTCAGCCGGTTTGAAAATCTATCCGGCAACGGCTGACAAGATCAACAACGGATCGGCAAACGCTGCCATCACAATCCTTGAAAACACAACCGCCATCCTCAACGCAACTGCCGTTGATAACTGGGCTGCTGTGTTCACGGTCAACTCATAATTCGGATTTAATCCACCTGAAAGGAAGTCAATACGATGGCAACGCCAACAAGTTCACTCGCAACGCTTCGGCCTGATCTTGCGAGTAGTTTTGAAGAGTTCGACCTGGCAATGAATATGCGGGGCTTTATCGCTCAGCGAGTCATGCCGGTTATGAATGTAGCCAGTCAGGCAGGCACGTTCGGCAAAATTCCGATTGAGGAGTTGCTGAAAAACAAAAGCGTCGACCGGGCACCTGGCGGCGGTTACAACCGCAGCAACATGAAGTTCACAACCGCTTCCTACGCCACTGTTGAGCGTGGTTCAGAGGAGGCGATTGATGACCGCGAAGCCCAGATGTACGCTGACTATATCGACGCTGAGATGGTTGCTGCAATGCGGGCCTACAACGATGTGTTGATGACGCAAGAGCAGCGAGTTGCTGCCCTGCTATTCAATGCGACGACGTACGCCAGCTACAAAACTGACATCACGCACGAATGGGATGACGCTGCAAACGCCACTCCAATCGTGAATGTCGAAGCTGCTGTTCGAGGCGTTTACGATGAGACTGGAATTTGGCCGGATACGCTGATTATGAATCGCAAAGTGTTCCGCAACCTGCGGAACTGCGATGAGATTATTGACCGTCTGAAGTACCAGGGATTCCAGGACGTTCGGGCTGGCAATATCACTGAGCAGGCACTGTCTCAGGTGTTTGACTTGCCAAAGATTATTGTTGCAGGTTCGACCAAAAACACTGCAAACGAAGGCCAGTCTGCATCGTTGTCGCAAGTGTGGTCTGACGAGTACGCGATGGTGTGTAAGACCGCAACCGGAAACGACATGAAAGAGCCGTGCATCGGTCGTACGTTCCACTGGTCGGAAGATGGCAGCCAACCACTTGGCACCGTTGAGACGTACCGTGATGAAAGCGTGAGATCGGATATCGTACGAGTTCGCCACGACACTGACGAGCAACTGCTCTATATCCAGATGGGCCACTTGCTCACAAATGTGACAACCATCTGATGAGTAGATTGAGCGGTATTCATTCGGCGGTTGCCGTGCCAGTGGGTCTCTACTGGCACGGTCAGACCGTCGTTTATGAAAGCAAATCCACGGGGTTTAGGCGTCAGATTACTGCGATCGTAATTGACCAGGGATCATCGCGTGATGAGCCAAACAACCACCGTGTGAATGACAACATGCTGCGAACATCGTGTCGTTACCACGAAACGCTTGGCATCAATAACCCTCAAGAGCACGACTCGATTGAGTATCAATCGCAAACGTGGAGATTTTTGCGAGTGATATCGCAAACAGCAGCATCAATCGAAATCGAGTGGACTCGCAAAACTGACATCAGGCCAACCCGATAATGGCATACACACCCACATCAGGACTCGGAATACAGCTGGAGATGATGCGGCATTT